AGATCATCATATGTATGATGTTGTTAATAATGTAACGATAGATAAAGTATCATCTGGACTAACAACAACTTTGGCGTCTGCAATCACTAGCACTAGTTCTACAATAGAATTGTCGAGTGGAACTAACTTTGGAAATACCTCTGGAATTTATAGTAATACCACTGGTGGATCTGGTGGAACATTTACTATTAAAATTGGTGATGAAATTATAACATATACAACAATTAATGGGAGTACAATATCTGGAGCTATCCGAGGTGTGAACAGCACAACTGCAACTACACACGCAGCTGGCGCAACAGTTGAATTTTATCAGGTGTATAGAGTGCCTCTTACAGAAATAAACAAAACACACACTTCTATTGGAAATACAGGAATTGATAGTTATACAATTACCTCATCAACTACTCCAGAAGTAGGGGCAACTGGTTCTTCTGTTCAAGTTGGTGGTACAACTGCAACTGCAACTGAAAACGCATTGATGGATTATTTTTCAACAAATATTGAAACACTGGCACTACCTAAAACTGCAATAACTGCTAATGCATTGGTAACTACTGGAACAAGCCCATCGGGTTCTCAATCGTCATATCTAAATACTAGAAATGATGAATCCATTAGTCCAATAAATTTTGCATTGAATGATAATTACGAACTTGATAAACCATATATTATTGCTTCTGCGATTAATGAAACAAATGAACTGGGTGGCAGAAAATCTTTAGAAGTAAGACTCAATATGAGTACAACCGATGCTGCACTTTCTCCTATAATTGATACAGGAAGAATGGGCATAATATCAGTTGCAAATAGACTAGATAATATTGATTCATCATCTGATGTTTTTCCAACTACAGATTTTGTATCGTCAAATGAAAATGAGGGCGATAGTAACACAGCTATCTATCTTACTAAACAAGTTAATTTAGCAATCCCAGCAACAAGTTTAAGAGTTATAGTAGATGTTCATAGACCATCAACTTCAGATGTAAAAGTTTTATTTAAACTTTTAAGAACAGACAGTGCAATAGATTTTGACGATCTTGCTTTTGAATTTTTTAATCCCAATTCCTCACAAGGGGCTGGTTCACCTGATACAACTATTGCTCCAGCAACAACTAGAGGATCATTCACCGAACATCAATATAGTGCTGGATTAAGAGATAATGGTGGAGGAGATATATTAGACGAATTTTCAGGATTTCAAGTTAAAATTGTTATGCAAGGAACAAACTGCGCGGCTCCACCTAGACTTAAAGATTTAAGAATTTTGGCATTGGACAAAGGTTATGGATAGTGATATAAGACAAGTAGAAGGATTTCCAGACTTAGTAAAGGACATGAAAACTGGTGCGGTTATTAACACTAATCACAGTGCATATGCGGCCGCAAGGAAAAGAGCTGCAGCTGCACAAGCACAAAGAGATGAAATACGCAACACTACAAGAGAGATAAATAACTTAAAGTGTGAAATGCATGAGATTAAAAATCTCTTAAACAAATTAGTAGAGAGTAAATAATAATGTCAATATCATCGACACAAGTACTTCCTGATAATACACTTGAAGAATTCAGAATTGAGTTTAATAAACTAGTTACTGATGTTACAGGTATATCATCAGGAAACACTTTTGATACTCAAATAATTTTTGAAGGTGCAACAGCTGATGCCTTTGAAACTACGTTAAGCGTTACTGACCCAACAGCAGATCGTTCTATTGTATTTCCAGATCAATCAGGCAATGTTCTTTTAGACAGTGCAAATAGAACTCTTGCTGTTAATTTGACTGCTACTACTTTAGCTGGTAGAAAACCAATTAAAACTGAATTTAATGCTTCTGGCGCAGTTACGGCTACATTAACTGCCGCAGAATCAGGTTCTACTGTATTAATTCATGGTACTAACAATAACATAATTAACTTACCTGCTGCAGCAACAACAAATCCAGGCTTATATTATGACTTTATAGTTTTAACAGCTGTAGGTGGTAGTACAAGTACAATTGTTAACATTGCTGGGTCTGGTGGTCAGTTTGTTGGCGCGTTAAGTCTTGCTGGTGGAACGGCTGCAAACGCAGTCTTAGATGTTGCTGGCGATGCATTTACATTCGTTAGTAGTACAGTGGTTGGTTCAAGAGCAAGAATAACTTGTTTGACAGACGATGGTACAAATGGAGTTTGGCAGGTAGAATCACTTGCATCTCCAATCGCCACTATTGATTAAATATATGGTATAGGGTACAACCCTTGAACATTATAAATATGTAGAAAGGGGAAAAGAGTATGGCCGTACCATCAACAAAAGCTACATTAAAAACATACTGCCTGAGAGCTTTAGGTTTCGGTGTTATTGATATAAATGTTTCAGATGACCAAGTGGACGACCGTTTAGACGAAGCGCTTCAATATTTCGCACAATATCATTATGATGGTATTGAAAGAATGTATCTTAAACATCTTATTACAAGTGCTGACGTTACTCGCGCAAGAGGAAACTCAGACGCTACTGCGACAGATGTGGTGGACACCAGTGTAACTGCAACTTGGAGTGAAGGAAACAATTGGATTCCTATTCCAAACTCTGTGGTATCTGTTACCAGAGTATTTCCGTTTACTGACACAGGCGGTGGCAGTAATATGTTTGATGTTCGTTATCAATTACGATTGAATGACCTATATGATTTTTCTTCAACTTCTGTTATTCAATATGAAATGACAATGCAGAATTTAGATTTCCTAGAACACATTCTTGTGGGAGAAACACCCATTCGTTTTAATCAACATCAAAATCGTCTTTACGTTGATATGGATTGGGAAAACGATATAACTGCTGACGTAGACTTTATGGTTATTGAATGTTATCGGAAGCTTGACCCAAATTCATTTACAGATATTTACGATGACATTTATTTAAAAAGATATGCAACTGCACTTATCAAAAGACAGTGGGGTGCAAACTTGTCTAAGTTCTCAGGGGTTGCAATGTTAGGTGGTGTCACTATGAATGGTGAAACCATATTCAGTCAAGCAACAGAGGAATTAGAAAAACTAGAAGAACAAATACAATTAGCATTTGAGCTCCCAATCAATTATATGATAGGATAACAGATGGCAATTAATTCATTTTTCCATACAAGTAATGTCGCCGCAATAGCAACCGAACAATCTCTCTACAGCGATCTTATAAAAGAAGCAATACAGATTTATGGTCACGATGTTTATTATCTTGATCGCACATTAGTTGCAGAAGACACTATACTAGGCGAAGATTCACTTTCTAAGTTTACACAACAACACCCTATAGAAATGTACATTGAAGATTCAGAGGGTGGGTTTGCAGGCGAAAAAGAAATAATGAGTCAGTTTGGTTTGGAAAATTTAAGTGAAGTTACTTTTGTTGTAAACAAAACTAGATTTCAAGAACTAGACAGACAGATGCAAATAGAAACCGCAACAGACACGACTTCTGGCGGTTCTATATTATTAGAGTCAGGAACGATAGACCAATCAGATAGTTCTACTACTCTGTCAACTGCATCGGGCGATTCTAATTTTTATATTATACAAGACACATCTGCGACAGACGCAGACAGACCAAATGAGGGAGATGTAGTATATCATCCTGTACTTGACAAAATGTTTCAAGTTAATTTCGTAGACCACGATGAGCCATTTTATCAACTGGACAACAATCCAGTTTACAAACTAAGATGCCGTCTGTATGACTATAGTGCAGAAGTTATTGATACAGGTATTGCAGACATTGATGCGATTGAAGAGGAATTAAGTGTTAACCAACTTCTTTTCCAATTTACTTTAGAAGAAGGTACTATTGTTGGCGAATCATTAACTACAGATAATAATTTTTATACAATTGATAATACTAATGTTACTGCTGATAGTACTATAGTTAGTACAGACCCACGATCTCTTGGAGAAAGTATTATGCTTGAAAATTCAGCTGATAGTGGTGACACAAATTACTTATTACAAGAAGATGCACCATCTATCGGAAATTATTCAACAGATAAAACTGCACAAAATGAATTGTTTAGCGCGCAAAGTGTTACAGTTTTGGACTTTACTGAATCCAATCCATTTGGTGATCCCAAATGATTATAAATAGTATTAGGAGAATTTAATGGCAAATCAAACACTTGGATTAGGTAGTGCTGCAAATGATGGAACAGGAGATACTTTACGAGCAGCACTTGATAAAGTTAACGATAACTTTTTAGAGATTTATACTCTAATTGGAGACACATCGGCTTTAACTACCGGCATCAGTGCAACCGCATCAGTAGTAACACTTAGTTCAGCAGTCGGAACATTTACAACATTAACACCAGCTGCATCAGACGGTACTGCGTTAGGTAGTGCATCTTTAGAATTTTCAGATTTATTTCTTGCTGACGCAGCAGTTATTAATTTAGGTGCAGACCAAGATACAACATTAACTCACGTTGCTGACACAGGGATTCTTCTGAACAGCACTCGACAACTACAATTTGGTGATAGCGGAACATACATCCATCAAAGTGCAGACGGAGTTTTGGACTTAGTAGCTGACACAGAAATAGAAATAAACGCAACTACTATTGATATCAATGGTGCGGTTGTTGCTAGTGGAGAAATTGCAGCTGTTTCTTTAG